AGCCATTAAAGTCAAAAGCGTTCGCTCGTCCAAACCTTTGCCTGCTGTCTTCTCTCAGCAACAACTCGAAGATTTGCGCCAGCATTTAGAACAAGGCTGGCAGGAAACCAAACGAAGACGGTTTCTTGTGCTGCTTCGTGCCTGGTGGTTTTTGCGATTCACTGGAATGCGTGGTGGTGAGCTGCTGGCCTTGCGTTGGGACAATGTTTACCCAGATCGAATCGAACTGCGCTCAACGCGAGATTGGAAAGTCAAAGGTCGAAAAGACGCAATCATTCCAATTGCTGAAGATTTAAAAGAATTTATTCAGGCGCAGGATATTCAAGACGAGAAGTTTGTTTTGGACAACGGCAGAGGTAACCCTCTTTATAGTTCGCTTGGGGATTTGACCAAGAGTATGCGAAAGGCTTTGCAGAAGTGTGGGATTGAGAATGCGAAACCGCTGCACTCGTTTCGTTCTACGGTTGCGACTGAACTGCTTTTCGGTGAGTCTGCGAATCCGGTGCATGTTCAAATGCTACTTCGTCACGAATCAATTCAAACAACCATGTCTTATTTAAATAGTGACCACTTGCAGCAAGTGGACTTGGTAAATAAGTTGGGAACTGGCGGAAACACTGGCAAGAAAAAATTGAAAGAATCCAGCAATCCCAGTATTCGTCTAGCCTATAGCCGAAAGAACTAAGGTGACTGTTAATCATTGGGTCGCTGGTTCGAGTCCAGCTTGGGGAGCCACCTTCAGAGGAATCTTGACACCTCCGTTAAGTGGCGGTTTCCCCTATCCGCCAGTGATTGCCTCTTTCAGCTTCTTTGCCTTCCTGACTTTTCGATAAATTCCCACTCCAGCCGCTGCCATTGGCAACCCTACTGCTGTCAAGATTAGCTCAACGCCACCGGATTCTACAGCAGAATTGAAATATTCAAAAAAGATTTCCATTTAATAACTCCAGATCATTAAACCGTCTTCTCTATCGTCTACATGCAGAAATCTTTGACTGCCTGTGAAACTGAAGCCATACCCACCGAACAAGCCCATCTGAATTCCAATTTCTAAGAGTCTTGCCCCATCGGCATTCCAGCAGGCTATGTCCACGGCTCGACCTAATACATGATAACCTGTTGATTTTGGTTTGCCGTCTTTCCATTTAGCTTTTTCAACCGGATGGTCAACTGAGCGATACGCTGAAGTCAGTCTGATGGGTTTGCCGTAATGCTGCCGCAATGTCTCTAGCTTCGTCAGAAATGCACTGGAAACCTTGCACTCGCCTGTGAATTTGCACTTCAGCTCGTCCCTCGAAAAATGCTCTGAGTGGTCAATAAATTCCATCAAGTCTCCTTTTCTGGGTAATCAATACACTCTTGAGAATACATCTCACCAAAAGCTTCTCGTTGAGGCAAAGGCATTAACTGAAGGTCTACATATCTATGGTTCTCTCGGTAGTGGTCAATCACACAACTGCAAAGCTGAATGGCGGACTGCATGGCTAGATTGCTCGTCATTCCTTGCATTTGATAAGTCGGTGCTAGTCGAAGAGAACACTGATAGGCCCAAGAAACCAAGTGAAGTGTTTTGTACTCAACAGGAAGAGCAAATGCTGACGTTGATAGCAGCAAAGCCAAGCCTGCCAGTAGCGTTTTCATTTTTGTAACTTGTCCATTTTCTGACTTAGCTCACTGATCGCAACGGTCATATTAGTAAGCGTTGTGTTGAGCTTTTCATGAACTGCTAAAAGTTGCTGAGACTGCGCGGCTTGCAAATTGGCTAGTTTTTCTGTGGTGGCTTGTTGAAGTTGTGAATTCTCACGTAAAAGCTCACTGACGCGAATATCGCTTTCGGAGTCCTTAGTTAGCCAAATATTTCGCTCCTTTTCAAAACCTCTTAAAAGAAACACGATCAACCAACCGCTGAAGGTAAGTGAAGCCATGCCAAAACCTAAATCTTGGACTAATTGAATCATTGTGTTCGGTTCTGCTGGCATATGGTGCCTTTTTAACTTGTTCTGTCGGCTATGTGCGCTTGATAAGCGTCAACAACATCTGAGGTGTGAAGTGCAGCAATAACAGCAGCGACTTTAGGATCTGTACTCGTCGTGCCTGGTGCTACTACATAACGATGATAGCTTTGTGAAATCATGTTACCATCTTCAAAAACGTTAATCGCTTGACGCACTTGAAGAATATTGTGCTGTCCTACAATTTCAATTTTATCAATGATGGTTTCCTTTGTAAGTGCCATAATCTAACCTGTAATTAAGTTGAAGACCTGTATGTTGCGGTAAAGCGCACGGAAAAAGGTGAAGCAAAATTAGAACTATTCATATCAGCCCGCGAAAGTCCAGATTTATTGTCTTCAAAAAATGCTTCTGTGGTGTTTTCAATGCATTCCAACGTAACATATCCAGTAAATGTTATTCCCGACTGACAACAGACGGGATCTGCTCCAGAACGTGCGCTGTTATTAAAAACAGTAAACGGTAGGTTGTTTATCTTAAAAGAACCTATAGGACTTGAGTAAGTTGCGCTTATAGATGCATGAACTGTTACTAAAGTTCCTACTTTAACGTAGACGCCAACAGAACTAGTGGAAAATGTAGCACCTGAAAATGCTGGTGTCCAAGTTCCTTCTTCAAAATCTGACAAAGAACTGCCTGTTAGTGTACCACTTCCTCCGTTATAACTGCCAAAGTTCAAATTTAAATAACTTGCTGCCGTGTTATCGGTCCCAATGGTAATTGCCGTGTTGCCGTCTTCATCCTTAATTGTCAGGCTTTGTCCAGTTGCAGGTTGAACCGTGTTAATAGTTCCTCCTGTGATTGCAACAGAATTAGCATTTTGCGTTGCCATTGAACCCAGACCAAGATTTGTTCTTGTCGTTGAATCATCAGAAACATTTAAAGAACCAGTAACCGAAATATTTCCGCCCGTGTTTAACTGTGCAGAAGTGGAAACGGTGCTGGCGGTTAACGTTAGGCTCGAACCGTTGTAATTCTGGATTTCGTTTGTTTTGAGTAATGACATTAAATTAGCTCAACAAATTCAAAGTTGTAGTCATAGAGTTGACTGCCAGGATAAGAATAAGCAATACTGGCAGGCTCAAAAAAACCGCCGAATACAGCGGTGTTTGTTTGATAGCCTAGAATCTGAGCAGCCACAGGTTGCATTCTTAGGCCAGCAAAGACTTTGGTTGCGGTGTCTCTCTCGGATTCTAAGACTTGCACTGAACCGCTGAATCTTCTGCGAATTTCACCCAATCGGTAAACCAAACCTGAATCACGTTCTTGTTTGATTCCTAGCGAGTCTCGGCTTATCGACATACCTACGTTTGGATTGTAGGTTTCCAGCACTTTTCCGGCTCGAATCGTGTTGACGATGAGCGGCAACTTCATGCTTGATACTGTGAAGTTTGAGCCACCATTTCCGGTCAGTTGTAAGTCTTCGCTTTCGGTTCCAGCGCCTGTGATCCGGTTGATTTGCTCGGTAAAAACACCATCAGAGACAAAGGTTCCAAGCCGAATTTGTGGGTAATCTTCAAAATAAATGTTTGCAGCACTCGCTTGTAATCTGCCTAGATTCCCATTGCTTGCTGTCACCCATCCGTCTAAACTGCCTTTGACGTCTGTCGAATTGGTTAAAGCAATCTCAACGGTGTTTGTTGTCGCTGGACAAGCTACAAAAACCGAATCATTCCAATGGGTTTTCTCGTTGAGTAGGTACTGCTCGCTCAAAGTGTAAGTGTTCGAGTACGTTTCAGTTGATAAAGTGCTTGCGCCTGAATCCTTGAATGTGACTGTTACCGATTCTGCCAAGTAAGAGAAAAAAATGGCTTCTGCACCTGGACAAGTCACGGTAATTGTTGCGGTTGCTGCGTCTGAAATATAAGGCTGCTTCGGATAATTGTTCTCGACTTTGGCGATTGCATAATCGCTCGACAATTGAGTCGCTGAACTGCTGACGCCTGTGATTGAATTCGTGTAAATGATTTTCACTCAAACCTTACAAAGTCGATTTCTGTTGGTCCGCTGATGGTTGTCTCTTCAGAATCAAAACTATAAATGATTGAAGTTATGGTAATTGTGGCTTTGATTGATTGTTTTTCGTCAATGCAGATGATGCGATAGCCTAAAAGGTAATTGTCTTTGATTCCAAAAATTCGAGCCGTGCAGATTGGCGCGGATTCGCTTTGCAAAATGGCTCTTAAATATTCAATGACTTTCTCTTCAATTGTTGACAAAGCGTTATAGCTTTGCTCTTCCCCATAGCCTAGATTGGGAACTTCCACATATTTTGTTTCTTGAGCAAGCGTTACACTATCTGGATAAGGTGTGGCGAATTCATACTCGCTGAAAACCTTTTTAATTGGAAAGGCTGGCGCTAATTGCAATTGAAGCAATTCTGGCGTTCTCACCGTTGCGGCTGCCACACCAGTTTGAATCCGGTTAATGACTCGTAAAGTAGAGCCGCTGATTTGCAGCAAAAGATTCGCAGCCTTGGCAGTATCTGCCGCGAAGTCAATCAGTGGCTCGTTTCTAGTGGTTGCTTGTGCCATTTATGGGCTATAGATTTCAACTTCTGAAGCTGTCGTGGCTACCGTTAAAGAGCGGACTGTCAGCGTTCCATTCGTGTCGATTTCAACGGTTACGGAAAGCCGGACTTCAACTGGTGAGTCGTTTACTTGCTCGTCGCTGATCGTGGTATCGGTGTTGTAATTGACTCCTGCCATTAGGCATAGCTCGTGTCTAGGGTTAGCCCAAGCTCAGTAGCGACGTGACTATAAAAACTAGCCAGCGTCGAGCCTCGGTTGCTGATGCCTGAAATCGACAAAACACCTCCAGTGGTAGCACTATTCAGCTTAATCACGCTTGAGGTTGGGGCAACGCCTGAACCACCTGAACCATTCCAGAATTCTGAACTGGTGTTATCCGTTGAATAAATCAAAACGCCATCCTCGCGGATTTCGATTGGGTAGCTGCTGTTGTTCGTTTGCAAGTCTGGGTTAGCAACTTCATCGTTGCGTTTCTTAATCACAGGCGTGACGTTTTTGACAATGCCCCAAGAGAATGGGATTCTCAGTGGCACACCCACTCGGTGCGTTTCTCCGTCACTGGTAAAGGTTCCGGTTGTGCCATAGCCACTCGTCACCGGAATAAAATCCTTATCTTGTAGTGTGAAGGTATTTGAACCAGTGCGGACAACATAATAATAGTTATCGACTGCAACTGATTGATATTCGAGCAGCTCACCGTACGAATCCATTTGCTCAAAAATCACAACAGTGCCTGTGACAAAGCCATGATTGAGTGCCGTGATTGAAACCGGAGTTCCTGCGCCTGAACTAATGACAGCTTCCACAAAAGCGAAATTTTCAGTCAAGGTGAATGGCCTCGCGCCTTTCGTAAATTCGGTGTCTGTGAGCGCAAAGGTGAGTTCTGTATCAGTGACGGATTGAAGAAAAATGTTTCCAGAAAACAAGTCACTTCCGGCCTCGCCCCACTTTAAAGACGTCGAGTAAAGCCCAGGTGCGGTGAGTAAATCTTCATATCTCTGCAAGGCGAACGGATGGCTTGCGTTTAGATAATCGTTGGTAAGTGTGATATTACCGAACTTTACGCCAACCTTGCCAGAGTCCTCAACTTGCCCCAATTCCAAACTCGGCATTCTTTTGACAAAAGGCTGGTAAAAGTTCTGACCAGCAAAGCCACGAAGCGAACCTCGGTAATCCGTACCATCAACCGTGATCGTGGCAAGTAACTGGCTCATCAGATATACCTCGCTGGGATATACTGGTCGCCTTGCCTTCTCGTTCTTTCTCTAAGTTCGCTTCTGAATTCTTCAATGCCTGCTTTTGTCTGGCCTTGCATATCTGTATAAACATTTACCTCGGTGTCATTCTCACGAACTGCCACAATCAATTCAGCCAGTAAGCGTTTGACCTCTGGGTCTGAAGTGGCGTTCAGTGCTGCGGTGTCGCCAGAGTTCAAGCGGTTTAAATTACTGACGCCATATCTACGAACGGTTTCAGGCGAGAGGATATATTCGCCAGGACTCAGCATGGCTGGAATGGTGTCGAGTGGGTCAACGATTCCACCTCGTCGAAAGCCGATTTTTTGTACATCAAATCCGCTGCTTAATCTTCCAAATGAATATCTCTTTGCAGCCTCTAACTCGTCAAATCCAGATATTTCAGTCTGAGTACCGTAGTCTGTAAAAACATAATAGTTTCGCTCTATTAAGCCGCTTGCTAAGTACGTTGCAGCTAAATCAGAAACTGACAAATTTCTATTTTCCCTATCACTTAGACTTGAATCAGCGTAAGTGGTGACTCCAGCATTCCCATCATAGTAGTAAACTGTTGGATTATCTGATTTATACAATCCGCTCGTCACAACGTTTCCACCTTGACCCAATGCCGCAAGTGTTGAGAGGCTTTCACCTTCAACCGCTGCTGCACTTTGATTCATGTCAATGACTAAAGCTGTGACTGCGCTTTGCAAGGTGCTGCCAAGATTCTCAACAGCCAACGTGATTGAGTCCGTATTGATGTCAACGTCAATCTGTGCCTGAATTACCGGAATATTTGCGGCAATGGCATCGACAACAGCCTGAATGATAGGCGTATTTGAAGCGGTTGCACTGACTACGGCTTCAATATTGGTGTCTGAACCGTTTGCAGCCACTGCCGTGACAATCGCTTCAATGTCCGTGTCTGATAAATGAGATTGAACAGCAGTTACGATTGAAACGATTTCCGTATCGGAAAGGTTCTGGTCTTCAATTGCCGTGACTACTGCTTCAACAACCAGGTCACTGTTTGCTTCGTCAATCACGGTTTCAATTGGAACGTCCACAACCAAGGCGCGGAACGTTAACGCCAGCACCAGTCTGTCCAAGCCCTCGACGACTTCTTCCATGCTCAATCCAAACTCTTCTGCTACATCGACCAGTTGCTTTCGCACCTCTTCAATCTCATTTTGTGGCATGGTGAGCTGAACAAATTCCGCAACCTCTTCAATGTCTGCCAAAACTGAATTGAAAATATTTTGGTATCGGCTCGAAGATTTGAATACGTCTTGTGCGCTTTTGAGGTAGGTGTCAACGAAAGCTTGAAACTCTTTGACGTTTTCTTCTGTTGCGTCTGGGTCAAGTGCTGCCGCAAGCAGTTCTTGGTATTGAGTAGTTGCAGAAGTGAAACGGTCTGAAGCAGAGGCGGTTGAATATTGAGAGAATACCAGGCTTTCGGCTTGGTCGCGTAGGTCTTGGACAAGCTCAATGATATTGTCGAAGGTTTTTTCTAAATCACTGAGTAGTTTGTCCACCTGTGCTTGGCCTTGCTGTTGAAGAACTAAAGCGGCTTCTCGCTCTCGTTCTTCGTTGAGTTTTTGAAGTTCTTCTTGTTGCTTTTCGAGCAGGTTATTTTGTGCTTGGGTCGCTCGATTCACCGAATCCAAAAGCTGACTTCTCAGTTCTTCATCATTGATTAGGTCCGTCAAGGCTTTTTGCTGTTCAATCGTCGCTATTGCCTCGTCATACCTAAACTGGATTTGTTCTTCTGCGCTTAGTTTTTGAAATTCAATTGCCGCAATCTGGTCTTCTGCGGATTTGGTTAACTCGTCTAACTCAGATACACTTTGATTAACAACTGAACCAATCAAGCCTTGTATCACTTGTGCAGCTTTTTCTTCAATTTCTTCAATTGCTGCATCCGTTTTTTCAAATTCTTTCATGAACTCATTGTAAATCCTGTCAAAAGCTTTTTGATGAAATCCATAACCCGCCTCATTCATTTTAGCTTCGGCTTCTAGGAACTGTTCAAACGTCAGCATGTATTCTTGTACAGAATTTCCATATCCAAGATTTACAGCAACCTTTACATCAGATTTTGAAGACTCTAACTCTGCAATTGCTGTGTTTAGTTTCTCTTGATAACTGCTTAAAACTACACCAAGATTTGTCTGTTCTGATGATTGAATTAGCTCATCGACTTTTCCTTGTAATTCTGCTGGCGTTTGGTTTGGGTTAATTGTTTCTTCAAACAATGTTTGTGAGGCTTGCGCTGCGATTTCACTTGATGGATTGTAATTAGGTGTTTGCTGAAATCCTCCTAAACCCTGCATATCTCTAGCAAACCCACCTCCAAAAAGATAACCATTTGGTCCCAATCCAACGGCATCAAGTCCTTTTTCAATTCCGCTTGTTATTCCTTCAATCAATGCTTTAACTAAGCGATTAATCGCACTCTGCAAATCTGCCAGAACGTCAAGCAGTGGGTCGATTGTGTCAAAGAGAATGGTGAACTGCTCTTCAATCGCAGCAGCAACTTTTTCGTTGCTTAGAGCAGCAGAAGCGGCAGCATTGATTAAACCAGGGATTACACCACCTGCCGCGCCATAAGCTTGTGCGGCTTGTCCTGCTCTGGTTGCATTTTCTCCAGCACTAAAAACCCCATCAACAACAGTGTCACCAACCGCATTGACGTATTGCTCCCTGGCTTTTGCTTGCTTTTCAGCATTGCTTAACTGCTTTTCTGTTTCGTCGGTAATGTCTTGCTGAATGCCAAGAAACCGCTTAAGAGCATTTAGAATGCCGTCATAAATGCTAATATTTTGCAGTCGATTGAGTTCTTCTTGCGCTTTGTTGATGGCGAATTTTGCGTCCAAAATTTTTTGGTCGAGTGCTGCACCTTCTTCAGTAATTTGTGCGTCTTTTGTTTTTAATTCGTTGTAGTCTCTCTGGGCTTTGATTGCGGCTTCAACAATCTCAACAATCTTTGAAAGTTCCGTAATGTATTGTTGTATGGGTAACAATTCATCTGAACCAAAAATGGTTTGACTAACGAATTCTGGATCTTCATCCAAAAGACGATTGACATCAAAAAGAATTTTATTAATCTCTTCAGTTAGTTGAGGTCCATACTTTTCAATATCTGTCAAATAGCCTTCAAGACTTTTGATTGTCTCCTGAAAAAATGCTGATTCATATGTTTTCGACTGACTTGCTCCGGCCCCACCTCCACCTTTCGTCAAATCAACAATTGCTCCTGAAGTTTCACCCGCTTGGTCTTTGGTTAAACCCAACTTCTCAATTAGCAAATCTAGTCCGCCAGTGACATCAGCGATGTAAAACCCCAACGCTGCTAACGCTCCAATGACATTGGTTTTTGAAGCGGCTCCCAACACCTTCATTGCGGTTGCGGTGTCATAAATCGCACGAATGACTTTTGGAGCAAAAGCAACAGCAAACCCGACAGCAGCGGCTTTTAATACTCGCGCCAACTCGTCAATGTTCTCAGCCAGAGTAGAGATAACACTAGCAATCGTGTTAAAAAATCCGGTGCTTTTCTCAAAATTTCCAACTAGCAAAATGAATGCGTTATTCAGTCGAGTGAATGAGGTTGAAATGGTGTCTTGTGCTGCGCCAAACTGTTCGTTAATGGCTTCAGCAGACCCAAGGATTGCGTCTTTAAATTCTTGATTTGAAAGGTTGCCTTCCTTTACGAATTTGATAAGGCTTCCAGCCGTAAGTCCAAGCTGCTTCTCGACTTGCTTGAGCAAGTTGGGCATTCCGTCAATTAACGAGTTGAATTCCTCGGCCTGAACGATTGGCGAGTTTAAGGCTTGCGCTAACTGAAGCAATGCACCGGAAGCTTCAGTGCTGCTTTTTCCGGCTGCGGCTAAAGACTTGGTGACGATTTCGGTGATGCGGATGGTTTCAGCTTGGGATGATCCTAGCTGGTCAGCGGCAATGCGAAGCAGAGAGTAAAGTTCTGTAGTGTCCTTGATAGCTGTTCCAGTGGTCTGCGCCACTCGGTACAACTCTTTTTGAACAGCAGCAGCTTCAGCGGCTGAATTCGTTGCAATGCGGATTTGATTGGCAAAATTCGTAAAAGTGTCTGCGGCTTGTGCAATCTGTTGGATACTGATCGCAGCAAACAGAGCAGAAGCAGCATTCTTCGCAGACTTGAAAGCCGATTCCATTTTATTGGTTGAGTTTGCCACTCGGTCCATTGCAGAAGACGATTTTTTCAGTTCGCCTTCAAGCTTGCCCAAACGATTGATGGCGTCACGAATTTCTAGTTCTATCTCAATCGTGGATGCAGCGTTTGCCATTTATCGCTTTCTTCGTGGTCTTGGGGTAGGTCGAGCGGTTGAAGACTTTTTCTTCTGAAGGTCGCGCTTTCGCTCGTTCTCTTGCTTTCTGTGGCTAGTGACTTCTCGGTCAATCGTCACCAGTGCGGTGTAAACTTCAACCGTGTTGATTTCTGCTCTTCTCAAGTAGCAATCAATCGCTTCTTCTCGCAGAAAACCAATGTCAAAACTCAAATCTCGTCCGGTGGTGTCCAAGTCTCTGAACGCCTGAACCGCTGCCAGGTTTCGCTCGGTCAGCGTCAGATTGTTCGGGCAAACCTGACAAGGTGGTTCTTCGTCATCTTGCCAGACGTTGTCAGCAGTTTTACAGCACCAAACCGCTTGGTATCGGTCGCCTTCCTGAATGCCATGCTCTTGCGAGTCACCTAGATAAGTTGCTCTTTCAAGAACCAGATCTAGGTAACTTTTTAATTTCCCTCTTCGTCATCAACTTTCGCCTGGGCCAAACGCATCAGCTTCAAGCTGACATGCGTTGCCATCTTGTTGAGCGCAGCGTCCTCACCTACAAACAGGCTTTTATTCTCAACACTACAATCTTCATCAAATGACCAGGAGGTCACGCAAGGCACAAAAAGCTTTCGAGCAAACATAAGAGAATCAATCGTTTGCTTGCCTTTTTGCGTCTTCGTGGCTGCGTTCAATGCCTCAGTCAAAAGCTTTTGGTGAGGCAGAACACAATTGAAGTTAGCTTCTAGGTCCAGTTCTGCGTCATTGAAGTCGATTGTTACTTCGTTTGCTCGCTGGACATCAAAAATTGACGGCATAAATTAATTATTTATAAATAAGTGAAAATGCGGCTGCGTCTGTTGCAGAAGAGCCTTGAGTTAAGGCAAAGTCCACGGAAGCGGCTGCGGCTCCGTCTTGCTCTGTCCCTGAAATGGAAACGCGAGCAGATGGGATGACGATTTGAACAATGCTGCCTGCGGTGTCGCCTACTTGAACGCCAATTGCGATTTGCTCCAAGCGAGCAAACTGCTCAAATCGGTAGGCTTGTGCTGGTCGCATAACGAAATCAAAAGAGCCTGTCACGGTAATATCGTTACTCACATAATTGGCTGACGGATACTTGTCACCTGTCATTTCTGCAATCGAAGGATCACCGAGGTTTTTGCTGACGCTCATTGAAAAGCCAGTTGCCAAGAACTCGTTAGCTGAAGCGATTAGGCTTCCGGCTGCGGTGTTTTGTGCTGCTAAGTAAACTTGAGCGGCACTGGTGGCGATTGGCTCATAAGTGCTGAGAGTCGCGGCTGGCAAGTGAGGCACTAAGTAGTCAGTCGCGGATACTGTGAAAGAGTCACCTGAAGCGGCTTGCACTCCAACCGTCGCGGCTGTTGTGCTTGGTGAGCTGATGGTTGCAGCTCCGCCAGTGTTCACCTGTGAATCGCTTGAATCGTAAATGTCTACCAATTGCCCAGCGAAAAAGTAATCGGCAGCTACTGCGTTTGAGGCAGGATCTAAGGTCACGGTTGCAGGCGAGGAATCAGTCACAGAAACGTCTGTTCCTGTCGCGTTGACTGGTCCAGAGTAGCGGATTCGAGAGGCTCGGCAATTGGCGGACATGGTGAAGACGCCATCTCTGGTAATGTCTACAGAGAAGCCTTCAACAACGGTCCCGTTGCTCACATAGAGTTTGTAGGTATCAACCAACTGCGCGACTTGGAAGGTGTCGCTGACTCGGCTGAAACTGTAAGTGTTTGATACTCCAGCAGAAGTGGTCAGTGTCCCAAACACCTTTTGCAGTAAAGTGTCTTCGGCTGGGACGGTTCCGGCTGAACCAGAAGGTTTGACAAGAAAAGGAATGTCAAAGGTTGCTCGCTCGGCATAATTCACAAAACTTCTGTTCTGTAAAAGCCTTGTGCCGACTTCAGAAATATCTGAAGTGTTGAACGTCTGGCTCAGTGCCAAAGGTTCGGTTGTCGTGAATCCGTCACCAGCAGAAACGGCAACATAACTGCCAGCAGTGGTTTCGGTTGTAATATACGGTTGAGAACTTCTTAACCGTAAGTAACGATCTGGAATTGCCATTTTGTCTCCTTATTATTCGACATCGTTTTCAGTTGTACGGTAAAGCACTTCATACCGTAGCGTGGCTATGAAAAATTCACTTTCAGCAGACGCTTGCCGGATCTGCGTGTCAGTGATGCGAGAATCTATCGCTAACCCGTTCAGCGTTTGGTCGTTCGCCATTGCTTCTTCAACTTCAACCGTGATTGTGTCCAGTGTGCTTTCTGCGGTGTTGCCTTTGGCTACTGCTTCAATGGACAAATCAAGTGTTCGTTGTTGCCTGTTCTGAATGCCAATCTCTAAGCGTTCAATGCTTTCTGAATTTGCGTAAATCAGAAGCCCAGGCAAATCACTGGTTGCGATTGGATAAGTTCTTGAGAGAAAGACATTGCTTCCTGTTGTCGCTAGTCCTGTCAGAACCGTTTGGATTCTTGCTTTGATTTGCGCTCGCTTGTGTGCCATTACACACTCAACATGATTTGCGTCATGCCAGTGCCATCGGGCTGAATCCCTCGAACCGTGTAACTTGTTGAGCTGATTGTGAGCGAATCGCCATGAGCCAAGCCGGAAACGTCAGCGGTTCTTGCCAACAGTGTTGGCTCTGAGCTTTCCACTTCTGACTCGTCCAAATCGACTGCAAGAAAGTCGTTGTCAAAAATGCCAGTGAAGGTTGAAGTGTCCGCCTTCGTCACAGTTGTGCCATAATCTGCGAGCATGGCAGTTCTATCGGCTGCGGTTTCAACGCTCATTTAGCTTTAGGCTTTCGTGCGGTTTTTGTGGTTCGAGTGGTCACTGGTGGCGCTTCTGCTTCGTCCAAGCCTTTGGCTCTGTTTTCGTAAACAACAGCCTTGCCCATGTTCACCAGTTGCTGTGCTTCTTTTGGGTCAACGCTAATCACTTGGCCCACTCTGACAGGTCCACCGTTTGCCACCGTGCCTCTGATGATTTGAATCTTCATTGGAATATCCTTTGAAGCCTTTCGTTATAAACAATCACTCTTGCTGGATTCTGCATTAAATCTCTTGCCTCAATCCACTTGCCTTGTTGATCTTCCTGAACTCTTGTTGGCTTTTTATCTAAATCCCACTGATGCCAGTAGCGCCTTGGTCCGGTGTAGAAATCGACGCCACAGACATGAATTTCTGAGTAGTCAAAAAAGTCTGCCGTCCAAAGTGCTTCTGGTCCGCTGAGTCGTATGAATGGGACAATCCCGCCATGAATATCTTTGTCTCTCAGGTTCTTGGGATCGTGGTGAACAATCGCTGGTGTGTCATACTCTTTAAGGTGTTTGACCATCCGAACGTCATGCGCGTAAGCCCAAGCCATCTCGCCAAGAAAAAGTAAGCCGTGATTATTAACACTCGCTAAGTCGTAAGCTTTTGAACCAATCTGCGCCTTGGCTTTCGCTAGGTCTGAAGGCGCAGACGGTCCACCACACAAGAGAATACAAGGTCGAGCAGCACCCCAACCTTGCAACTCATCAAGCTGATACACTCAGCTTACGGTAACGTCCTGAGCTGCCGCGAAGCTTTCAGCGTGAGCAACGGCAATATCGCAATCTTGATAGAAGTAAAGATTGGTCGTTGCTGTTCCTGCACTTCCATACGGATCTACGAGAACGTCCAAGGCGCTGAAGAAGCCAACGTAAAGGTCAGCAAAGTTCCCGAAAATCAGCGAGTACGGTGAACTTGAAGGCGCTTGAGTGGTCTGAACAACCGGATAGCCAAGCATGGAATCCGGTGTTGGCATGACCATCCGCGAGTCAGTGCTGGAAGCAACCAGCGTCTGCATGAGCTTTCCAACTACTGCCGGATGAGTTACCCATCGCAGGTTCCCAAGCAGAGCGTTGTCTTGGCTAACTTCGGTCATAATATCGACCACGTTTCCGTAGGTCAGATTGGCGTTGCCAGAGGTTCCACCGGAAGAAACGTCACCGATTCCGCTTGTGCCTAGAATTCCGGTTGGCTCATTACTTCCGCCACCTTTGAGCGCAACGTTGTCGATTTTTGCCGCGAAAATTCGGACCATGTTGTTTCTGATGAGCTGCTCTACACTTGGGTCAGACTGAATCATCAGTTCGCGAGTTACGGCTATTTTGTTTGCCAGCAGCTTTGGGGTCATGGTGACTTGCGCGAAGTCTGGCTCACTGTTTCCAACGCTTCCGCCTTCCGCAATGAATGCCGCTGCGGTGCTGGTGGAAATCTTGGGAATCGCGACATTCCCAGACAAACCATTCAACACGGTTGCGCCTACTTGTCCAAGGATTGAGGTTGAAATCAGCGCATCGATAAAGCGATCACCTCGGTAGTCCTCTGGAACAATGTTTGAGCCTGCCCCAAAAGTTGCGCCTGCTGCGGTTGATACCGTTCGGGTCTGCCATCCAAAGTCAGGAACAAAGAAGCCTTTTGGTTGTCGGCTTTGCTTCTTTGCCAGTTCTTTAGAAACTTCGAGTTCAAATCCAGCCTTGCTCCAATCCTTTGCATCTGCGGCTTGAATGGCTCTTACCAAGCTGTAGTTGCGCTTCTCTTTTGGTGAGGCGTCAACGCTGAAGTCGATTGGCTTGGACGTCTTCTTCTCTAAAAGCATGGCTTGGAATTCAGCTAGGCTTTTTTCTTCCTGCAATGCTCGGAAAGCCAAGTCGTATTCGTTGTGCCGCTTGCCAAGTTCAAGAATCTGGCTGGATTGGTTGCGGTACTCTTTCAACTGGTCTTCTGGTTGCCGTGTGTTTACCGGCTCTTGAACTACTTCTGCGCTCATTGTTTTCTCCTGAATTGCAGAATTGTCATTACCGGAAATTTCCGGCTTGGATCTGCCTACCCCAACAGAGGAGTCAGCAGGAATGGAAACCATGCTCACTTCGAGCGGTTTAAACATATTGACTCTGTAGAGAGGCTTGTCTTTATAGCCGTTCTCGTCTTTCGTCATTCCTTGAATCTGGTATCCGATTGAGACGTTGCCACGGATGCCATCGACTACGTCACGGTAGACTTCTTCCGCCATTGCGTTTTTGCTGAACCTTACTTGTGCGCGAAGCTTGTCGTTGTCCATGTAGGCTCGCTCAACAACCCCAATCTGCTGTCTGGCGTCATGGTCCAAAAGCAGTGGCGCTTTGCCGCTGGACATGAATTCCATGTCTACGCTTCCGGCATTGTGTTCGAGAACTTCATAGCCAAATTCTCTTTCAACCGGATTCGTTGACGAAATGCTCATCATCACTCGACGGTCGTGTTCTTCGTCCATCATCCGCACTGAACCCATTCGGTACTGAGTTGGCAGAATCGGAAGTTGTCGAACTTCTTCCGCTTCTCGCTCTTCCGGCTCTTCTGCGACTTGTTCCGCTTTGGCAAAAGCCACAATGAACTCGTCATTCGTTTCTTCGACGTCAATGACGTGTCGCTCGGTCATGCTTGTTAGGTCCATGTTTCTCTCGCTTTGATTCACGATTTTTTCACTCCAGCTTTTGCCAGCATCCCCACCCCACATAGCCCAAGCGATTCTGCCATTACTTGGATAACCTTTTTCGCCAGGACTAAAACCTTCTGCTTTTTTGTCTACTTCATGCCTCGCAAAAAAGGATTTCATCCGCTTGACGGTTGCCAGTGGCAGGCTCTTGCCGTTTGAAATGTCTCTGGCGCGAGCGATTCCGACACTGGTTCCGCCTCTGCCAAATTCTCGTCTCCACTCTAGGCCACGGTTTGCCTCGGCAATCATGCCCT